CGAGAACGTGAGTCCGAGTGGGGGGCGCCGGGCGGGGGGGCGGGGGGGGGGGGGGGGGGGTAAAACATTCCCGTCGAGAGAAGTCAGCCAGCGGGCTGTAAAGGCGTCCTGAGGGGCATTGAGAATTGACGGCGAAACATGGATTTTCATGGACGGGGTGATCGTTATGAGGCCTCGGTCAAAGGCCTTATCGTAGAACGTATTCAAGCAAATGCCGTTCTCTGGACTGGTCCGGTCTGCGGAGTCCCGGCAGTGAGAATATGGCTTGATATGACTTGCGACAAGCATTTGCGGCAGCGCGCAGCCGGAAATAAAGCACCGACCGCTGTACGTAGCAAGAACCGCCTTCTTAAAGAAGTACCGCTCACGGGTTACCTTGCTGTGATCGGTCAAAGAGGAAAGCGCCTTTGCTCCTTGCAAGGGTGAAGAGTCAAAGAGGTCAAGACCGGTAAGAGTCTCCGCCTCAAGGCTCAACGCGCCCCAGTCGTGCTTGAACTCCTCGTAGATCAGTCGATCGGCTTTTGCTACGTTCTTGAGTCCAGAGGAAACCTTCGGGTCTATAAACTGAAAGTTCCTCATGCGCATTACGATTGAGGCGACTGAGTGCGGTATGATCTCAGCCACCTGCTGAATGACCTTGTTGCTGGGGTTGATCTTATTGAGAGGCGTTACACAGTAGAGCGCGAAAGCGACTACTATGTCCTCTCGGCTCCAGGCGTTCATTGGTTCTGCTCCTCTTCAAGACGGATTGCCGTCATAAGGAGCTCCATACGACGCTTAACGTCGAGCCCAGCGAAAATGCGTAAAAGCTCAGCCTCTTCTTTTGAGCGCTGCTGCTCCAGATGAATCTCTCCGGAGTTCTGGCCGATCACGCCGTTATTGGTCCCCACCGTTCCGACGTTTACGCTATTGTCAGTCCAGCCCATGAGATAGTCAACCGTAGTATCAAGCGCCTGCGAGAGCTTCTGCATTTTATCTGTACGAAGAGTTTTTATAGACCCAGTTTCCCATTTACGAACGGTACTTGCACCGACGCCAACACGGTCACCGAGCTCCTGTAAAGTGAATCCCAGCTGAGTTCTTAGATAGTGGATTCTGTCGCCTGTCGTCATCATAAATCACCTCTTAGACACATTATATCACGCGCGTGTCATAAAGGGAATAGTTTTTGTCGCTAAGGAGAAAATTTTTTCCTAAAAGCCATTTACAAACGGAAACTACCGCGCTATAATGGATTTGTCCTTTGGGACAAAAACACAACGCGCTGTGGTTACACTAACGAAAGGAGGCCGCATATAGTATGATTAACACCAGACTTCTTCAGGCACACATGGTTTTGCAGGGCGTTACCGTTAAGAGCCTTGCGGACGCGCAGGGCTGGAGCGTACGGAACGCTTACCGCAAAATCAAGGGCGAAACCGCCTTTACTGTGCCTGAGGTTCAGATTTGTAAAGAGCTCTTGGCGCTTGACCCGCCTACTACCAACGCAATTTTTTTTGCGGCTGATTTGTCCTAAAGGACAAAATGCGACAAGTGCTCGCCGATTCTTCTCTTGCAAGAGAACAAGTAATGCTTGATCGCCTTTGCGCCGCGGTCACAGCTTTTTATGAAAACCCGCAAAACGTCCAGGCCTATGAAGCTTGGAAGAAAAACAAGGAGGCAACCAAAAATGAAAATAACTGTAACTATGGAACTGACTCAGGAAAACCTGAGTAAACTGAGAGCCCTGCTCCCTGATACTGAGATTCCCGGACAGCTGAGCATGTTCGACGCTCCTTCTGAGAAACCCGTCGAACCTGATAAGCCTGCCGAAGAGGACAAGCCTACTGGAGAAGAAAAGCCGATCACGAAGACCGATATTCGCGCTGTAGCCTTGAAACTGTCTAAGGCCGGTAAGCAGAAAGAGCTTGCTGCTGCGTTTGCGAAGTTCGGCTGCAAGAAGCTGTCCGATTTTGATAGCCGCACGGAAGACTATCCGGCGCTTATGAGAGAGCTGGTGAACGTCAATGGCTAAACATGCTTTGCTGTCTGCCAGCGGCGCTCATCGCTGGCTTGAGTGTACGCCCAGCGCTCAGCTTGAACTGCAGTTTCCGCAGAGCACAAGCGAGTACGCCGAGGAAGGCACCGCCGCTCATGAGCTTTGTGAGCTGACCGCTCGCTACTGGCTCGGTGAGATCAGTGAGGCCGAATATGAGAACCAGCGCGACGAGCTTGCTAAAGGCAAGTACTACAACGCTGAAATGCAGGAATGTGCGAACGACTATGCGAAGTTCGTTGCAGAAAAGACAGCCGCCGCGCGAGAGACTTGTGAGGACGCCTTTACGGCTCTTGAGGTTCGTGTGGACTTCTCAAAGTACGTCAAAGACGGATTCGGTACTGGTGACTGCATTATCGTGTCGGACAACGTACTCGAGATCATCGACTTCAAGTATGGCAAAGGCGTTCGCGTTGAGGCTGCCGGCAACCCGCAAATGAAGCTCTACGCTTTGGGCGCCTACCTCGAATACAATACCCTTTTCGATATTGACTCTGTTCGTATGACGATCTTCCAGCCTCGCCTCTCTGGCGTGCAGAGCTCTGACGAGATCACTGTTAAGGAACTGCTTGAGTGGGCTGAGAAGTATGTCAAGCCTCGAGCAAAGCTGGCTTATAAGGGTGAGGGCGAGTTTGCGCCTTCCGAAGAGGTCTGCAAGTTCTGCCGAGCAAAAGCCCAGTGCAAAGCCCGTGCCGATAAGAACCTCGAGCTCTTCGATGAAGCTCCTGACGTCCTGCTTCTGACTCCTGAGGACGCCGGCAAGATTTTGGAACAGGCTGGAGATATTCAGTCCTGGCTGGCTGATCTTGAGAGCCTTGTCTCTTCTACCCTGCTTGCCGGTCAGCCTGTTGAGGGCTGGAAAATGGTTGAGGGCCGCAGCAATCGCCGGTTTACCGATGAATTGAAGGTTGTCGCCGCTATGAAGGCCGCAGGCTATGACGAGAGCCTTCTCTATGAGCGCAAGCTGATTACTCTGACTCAGATGGAAAAGGACTTCGGCAAAAAGGCTGTAGCCGAGACACTCGGCGAGCTGATCGTCAAGCCTCAGGGCAAGCCTACTCTCGCCCCTGCGAAGGACAAGCGTCCTGAGTTCCGACTCGAAGAACAGCTCCTCGCTGAGTTCGATAAGTAGGAGGTATCGTCATGACGGAAGCAGCAAGACGCAGAACTCGGGCGAGAATCCGACTTATCAAAATCCAATGGCTCCTCATCCTGGCCCTTACCGTGGCCTTGGCGATCTCAGTCATTACGCGGCCGAGCGCTTCCGTTGTTGAGCCGATCGTCGAAGAGCCTATCCCGCAGGTTGAGACTCCGGTTGAGCCCGAGCCTACACCCGAACCGGTTTGCCTGGGCGAGTTCAGAACGACAGCTTACTGCACTTGCGTAAAGTGCTGCGGTATCTGGAGCTCAGAGCACCCGTCCAGAGTAGGAACTGACTATGTGCAGCGAACAAAGAGCGGCACGATTCCTACTGCCGGGCGTACCGTTTCAGTTGACCCCGACGTGATTCCGCTCGGTACCGCGATCATCATCGACGGCCACGAGTACATAGCTGAGGACACTGGCAACGCGGTCAAAGGCAATACACTTGACATTTATTTTGATTCACATGAAGCCGCCGTAGAGTACGGCGTTCAGAAGAAAACTATCTATATTAAAGGAGAATGAATTATGTCTACTCAAATCACTACTGGTAAGGTCCGTTTTTCCTACTGCAACCTCTTCACCCCTCGCGCTGCTCAGGAAGGCGCTAAGGAGAAGTACAGCGTTACCCTTCTGATTCCGAAGTCTGACAAGGCTACTATTCAGAAGATCAAGGCTGCTATGGAAGAGGCGAAGCAGAAGTACATCGCGGCCAACAGCGGCAAGAAGCTGCCGACCAATCTCAAGAGCACCCTGCACGACGGCGACGGTGAGCGTCCCAACGGCGGCGAGTTCGGCGAGGAGTGCAAGGGCTGCTACGTTATTACTGTCAGCTCCAACAATAAGCCGGTCCTGGTACACTCGGACAAGACACCTCTGACTGACCCTCAGGAACTGTACTCCGGCTGCTACGGCCGCGCGATCATCAACTTCTACGTCTACGACACCCAGGGCAACAAGGGTATCTCTGCCGGCCTGAACGGTATTATGAAGCTCTACGATGGTGAGCCTCTGGGCGGCGGTGTTGTTACCGACTCCGATTGGGACGACGGCTGGGAAGATGAGGACGACAACGACCTCCTCGGTTAAGTATGAACGCCCGTCTCAGTAAAAAGCTGAGACGGGCGTTTGCAGAAGAAAGGAGGCAAAGATGAAAACTTTAGCAATCGATATTGAGACCTATAGCTCAGTCTCTCTGCAGAAGTGCGGGGTCTACGCTTATGCGCAGAGCCCAGACTTTGAGATTTTGCTATTCGGGTATGCTTGGGACGACGGTCCTGTTGAGGTGATCGACCTCGCTAAGGGCCAGAGCTTGCCCCAGGAGCTCCAGGACGCTCTGTATGACCCCGAAATCTTGAAGACAGCATTCAATGCGTCTTTTGAACGGACTTGTCTGAGCGCGTTTATGGGCCGCGTGACGCCGCCCGAGCAATGGAGCTGTACCGCAGTCATGGCCCGAGAGCTGGGCCTGCCCGGTAGCTTGGAGGCTGTCGGCGAAGTCATCGGGCTTCCTGAAGACAAGCAGAAGTCTAAGACTGGCCGGGCGCTTATCCGTTACTTCTCGATACCTTGTAAGCCTACGAAGACGAACGGCAACCGGACTCGCAACCTTCCTGAGCATGACCCTGACCGCTGGGCTATCTACGTTGAGTACAACCGTCAGGACGTCGTCTCGGAGCGGGCTATCCGGCAGAAGCTCTCTCGCTTTCCGGTATATGAGAAGGAGCAACCTCTCTGGATTCACGACCAGCATATCAACGACCGCGGCGTCGGTGTGGACCTTAACCTCGCGGAGCATGCGGTCGAGATTGACGCCGTTATCAAGGCGAGACTTCTCGAGCAGGCTAAGGAGCTTACGGGTCTTGAAAACCCGAAGAGTACCGCGCAGCTCAAGGGCTGGATTGAGGACACCGCGGGTATTGAGGTCGAGAGCCTCAACAAGAAGAGTATCGCCGGCGTAAGAGCTGACGCCGACTGCGACGCGGTGGACCGTATGCTCGACATCAGAGCGGGTCTTGCGAAGACCTCAACTGAAAAATACAACGCTATGCTCCGAACGGCTTGCCCGGACGGACGTATTCGAGGTCTGACTCAGTTCTACGGCGCAGCGCGTACCGGTCGATGGGCCGGTCGCCTCGTGCAAATGCAGAACTTGCCGCAGAACAAAATGCCGGACCGCGACCTCGATACCGCAAGACAGCTCGTCGAGGCCGGAGACCTTGAGACTCTTGAAATGCTCTTCGACGACATTTCCGGGACCCTCTCGCAGCTTATCCGCACGGCCTTTATCCCGAGACCCGGCTATCGCTTCATCGTGTCCGACTTCTCTGCTATCGAGGCCCGCGTTATCGCGTGGCTCGCAAGCGAAGAGTGGCGCATGGAGGTTTTCAAGACCCACGGCAAAATCTACGAGGCTTCCGCCGAGCAGATGTTTCACCTTCCGAAGGGCTCCGTCAAGAAGGGCGACCCTATGCGGCAGAAAGGAAAAATCGCTGAGCTCGCGCTCGGCTACGGCGGCAGCGTCGGCGCTCTGAAATCTATGGGCGCCCTCGAGATGGGGCTTGAGGAGTCTGAACTGAAACCGCTTGTCAATAGCTGGCGGGCTGCAAATCCTGCCATCACTAAATTGTGGTGGGACACGGACGCTGCCGCCCGCAGGACCATTCAGACAAAGGCGCCTACTAAGCTGCCTTTCGGTATGGGCTTCTACAAACAAGGCCCTCTCCTCAAGCTGCGACTTCCGAATGGCCGCGAGCTGAGCTACGTAAAGCCCAGAATCGACGATGACAGTATCACCTACGAAGGCACAATTCAGTCCTCGGGCGGCTGGGGTCGTATTGAGTCCTATGGCCCGAAACTCGTGGAGAACATTGTTCAGGCTACAGCGCGAGACTGTCTTGCAGTCGCCATCGACCGTCTGGAGCGGGCCGGTTTTCCGGTTGTGTTCCATGTTCACGACGAAGTTATCTGCGAGGTACCTATCGGCGTAAGCTCTGCCGAGGAAATCAGTAAAATCATGTCGGAGCCCATCGAGTGGGCGACCGGCTTACCGCTCAAGGCTGACGCCTATGAGTGCGAATACTATAGAAAGGACTAACCGCTATGAAGATAGATGTATTTAATAAGGTCGTCAAAGAGCAGCTTCTTGTCTGCGAGCACCTGCTTACCGGCAAAGGCCACGAGTATGCGCCTGACGCTGTAGACGAGAGCAATATCGACCGCCTCGCGCACTTCAAGAAGGCGGCTGCGATTATCGACGGCACCCCGAAAGAGGCGTTGCTCGGTATGCTGACAAAGCACCTCGTCTCTATCTCGGATATGTGTACTGACGGCCGCAGCTACTCTCTTGACCGCTGGACCGAGAAAATCACGGATAGCATTAACTACCTGCTTCTGCTCAAAGCTCTGGTCGAAGAGGAGGCGAACGGCAATGGATAAAATCAAAGTCGCGGTCCTCAATCCGACCGCAATCAGCGAGGCCGAGAAGATGATGGTATGCGCCGCACGCTTGACACAGCGCGGGCACACGGTCAAAGACCTCTCCGACTTCCTTGCTCTCTACGATAAAGAGTACACCGAGAAAACGGCTAAGGCTATGACCCAGCTTCCGCACCCTACGATTCAGAAGTTCGCAGTCATCAACGCCGTAATTGTCGGAGCGTCGAGAAGATTCCTCGCCCAGATTACGAGACACCAGAACGAGGTCAAGTTCATGTCTGCGTCCTTGCAGTACAGCGACTACTCGAACGAGGCCGACTTCGTTGTCCCTTATGAGCTGCTCGACAGTCAAATGCGTTTCTCCTACCTTTCTCAGTGTCAGGACGCTATGCGGAAGTACAAGCTCCTTATCGAGTACGGTGTGGACAATGACTCTGCCGGCTATCTGGCTCCGCAAGGTCTGAGAAACGTTCTGATTATCAGTGCAACGCCTTACCAGTGGAAGCACATGATAAGCCAGAGAACTTGCCGGCGTAATACCGCCGAGACTCGTTACGTTATGCTCCGCCTCTGGGAAGAGCTTTACGAGCTGGCTCCGGCTCTCTTCTCTCCTGAGACGACTGGCCCCTTCTGCATGAAGGGTAAGTGCCTTGAAGGTAAAATGGCCTGCGGTGCTCCGCTGGCGTCTGACCTTACACCGCATGATATTCTCGAGCAGGATTTTCCGCTCTGTATGGAGGTGCGAGATGAAGATTAAGCTGATTGACTTTAACGGTCCCGCTCCTGTACGAGCGCATGACAACGACGCCGGTGCGGACGTGTTCAGCCCCAGAGCCCAGACCATCTATCCGGGGCAGGTTTACAAGCTGCCTCTCGGCTTCGGTCTGGAACTGCCTGACGGCTATGTGGGGTACATATTTCCTCGCAGCAGCCTGAGTGCTCGCGGTATCGTATGCGAGCTTCCGCCCATCGACTCTGGGTATCGCGGAGAGGTCCACGCCATCGTCTCGAATGTCGGTGGCGACGGCTACGACATCAAGAAGGGTGACCGTATCGGCCAGCTCGTGATTATGCCGGTCGTTATCCCTGAGTTCACCTATGACGAGGGTGCTGCTCGAGGGTCTGGGGCCTTCGGCAGCAGCGGAAGATAACCGTGCGGGTAAAAAAGGCGGGCGGTAAAGTTTACGGCGCTGACTTTACCGCCGCCGAGCGCAAGGCTATGAATCTCGAAATCGAGAGACAGCTTGCAGAGTACAGCCGTAAACACGCGAACGAAATCGACGCCATTATACTTTGGCAGTTACACGTGCAGTACGGCTTCGGCGAGACGCGTCTGAGACGGTTTTACGACCGTTTCAAGGCCGAGTATTTCGACCTCATTAAAAGGTATGAAATGGATAAGGGCGACAATATCTGGCTCAACACCTACAAGCTGAAGGAAATCGGCGTCGACATCGAATCTTGGAATCGGGACGGTGAGACTGAATGAGAATAGACAAAGACAACTACTATCTGAATATCGCAAAAGCCGTCGCGGCCCGTTCTACCTGCCTTCGCAGGCAGTATGGGGCCGTGATTGTCGCAGATGACGAAATCATCGCGACCGGCTACAACGGTGCGCCCAGAGGCGAGGCCAACTGCTGCGACGTCGGGAAGTGCTATTGCCGAGAGCATTCCACTCCTATCGACGAGCATGCGGCTCGCCATGGAGACCAGTACGGGACCTGTGTCGCCGTTCACGCCGAGCAGAATGCGATTATCAGCGCGCCGAGGCGGTCAATGCGAGGTGCTACCCTTTACCTCGCATGCCTCGATGAAACCATTGACCCCGCTCCGTGTAATATCTGCGACCGCATGATTAAGAACGCGGGTATCACGAGAGTGGTAACGAGAGCCGGTACCTTTTAATGCCGACTCTTCAATACGACGGCTTGATAACGATTGCGACGGGTAGCTCGCGGCGTTCGGCAAGCTGGAAAACTAAAGAAATGCTTTGGTCTGAGTTCGTTGATAAGCTCGGCCGTGTGACCCGGACGCAGGAGACCCAGCAAGAGTACTTCCGTATGCCGAAGGAAGAGCGCGATAACGCGAAGGACGTCGGCGGTTTTGTCGGCGGTACCTTAAAGGGCGGCCGCCGTAAAATCGACGCCGTACTGCAGCGCAGGCTTATCACCCTTGACATGGACTCTATCACGGCCGGCGAAGACCCGTGGCCTACGGTCGAGCTGATTCTGGGCTGCGCTGCGGTGCTCTATAGCACGCACAGCCATACAGCGAAAGCTCCGAGGCTTCGCCTTGTGCTTCCTCTCTCGAGGCCTGTGTCTCCTGAGGAGTACGAGGCTATCGCCCGCAGGATTGCAGGCGACATCGGTATTGACATGTGCGACGATACCACCTACGAGCCCCATCGGCTCATGTACTGGGCGAGCGCTTCCTCTGACGGCGAGTTTCGCTATGAAGTGCAGGACGGCCCATGGCTGGACGCCGACGAGCAGCTCGCGAGGTACGCAGACTGGAAAGACCCGACTCAGTGGCCTGTCTCAAGCAGGAAGTCCGGCACGATTCGGCGTCTCGCTGACAAGCAGGGAGACCCGACCGCGAAAGACGGTATCGTCGGCGCGTTCTGCCGCACTTACTCTGTAGAGGACGCAATCGAGGCCTTTCTGCCTGACGTCTACATCAAGGGCGAAAATGGTCGCTACACCTACAAGGGCGGCTCGACCTCCGGCGGTCTCGTTATCTATGAGGACGGCCGCTTTGCGTACAGCCACCATAGCACAGACCCGACCTGCGGCAAACTCTGCAACGCGTTCGACCTCGTCCGCATTCACATGTTCGGCAAGGACGACGAAGGGAAACCCGCGAACACCGCGGCAAACAACCTTCCCTCCTATAAGAATATGTGTAAGTGGATTGAGACCAACTGCGAGAGCGTTATGAAGGAGCTGCAAAGCAAGCAGCTCGACTACATTGTCCAGCTCTTCGGCGAGGGCGACGAGGCCCCTGATATGAACTGGGTCTCTCAGCTTGAGGTAAACCCGAAGACAGGACACGCAGCGACCACGGTCGAGAATATCCGTATTATCGTGAAGAATGACCCTCGGTTTAAGGGTACATTTTACTGGGACGAGTTCATGGAGCGGCCTATGGTCTGCGGGGACCTTCCTTGGAGAAAGGCTGACGCAAAGCCCCGCTCATGGGACGACACCGACGACGCCGGCGTTCACAATGTCCTTGAGAAGGACTACAAAATCGACTCCATGCCGAAGACCCGGGAAGGCGTTGACCTTGCGCTCGCCGACATCACGAGGCACCCGGTACGCGAGTACCTGCGGAGCCTTATCTGGGACGGGGAGAAACGCTGCGAGGCACTCTTCATCGATTACCTCGGCGCCGAGGACTCCCGGTACACGAGAACGGTAACCCGCAAGGCGCTTATCGGCGCGGCTGCGAGAATCTTATCTCCCGGCTGCAAGCACGACCACATGCTCGTCCTTATCGGTCCTCAGGGCTGCCGCAAGAGCACGACCTTGAAGAAGCTCGGCAAGGAGTGGTTTTCAGACTCGCTCTATACCATGTCAGGCAAGGACGCCTACGAGCAGCTTCAAGGCTTTTGGATAATCGAACTCTCTGAAATGGCTGCGACCCGTAAGGCCGAGGTCGAGCAGATTAAGCAGTTTGTTTCCAAACAAGAGGACAACTACCGCGCGGCATACGCTCGCCGCACGCAGTGCCATCCGAGACAATGCGCCTTCTTCGGCACCACGAACGACGAGGAGTTCCTGAGAGACCCTACCGGTGCCCGCCGTTTCTGGCCGGTCGTCGTTACCGATGCGGGCAAGACTCTCGGGGATAAGCTGACCGCTTCTATCGTGGACCAGATATGGGCCGAGGCCGTGACCTACTATGAGGCCGGCGAGACTTGGTACCTTGACGGCGCGGTCGAGGAGATGGCCCGCAAGGTGCAGGCCGACCATACCGAGGCGAACGGCAAGCTCGGCCTTATCGAGAACTTCCTTGAAGTCCTGCTGCCCGAGGGCTGGGACGATTGGGACCTCGAAAAGCGTCTCATGTTCTGGAGCGGCGGCTTCGGCGAGGAGCGTAACGGTACCGTACCGAGAACAAAGGTCTGCGCGCTTGAAGTCTGGCAGGAGCTTTTCAAAGGCGACCCGAAGAGCTACTCGCAGACACAGGCTCGCGAGATTATCGGACTCCCGCGCCTGATTCCGGGCTGGCGGTTGTCCACCTCCGTCAACTGCGGAGCAATTTACGGCAGGCAGAGGGGCTTCGTGAAAGAGGTCTGAGGTAGCAAAGGTAGCACTTGAAAGGCCAACTTTTTTCGTTAGAGGGTAGGTCGTACAAGCGTACTTGCAACAAAGGTAGCACTTTGAGAACTACTTGCAACAAAGTGCTACCTACTCTGCTACCTCGAAAAAGCCTTATATATCAATGCTTTTGGCTACTTGGTAGTACTGGTAGTTGAAAAATCTTAAAAACATTTTTTGAAAAAGTAAAGGGACACTCGACGCAATTCCGTCGCCCCCTCGCATTACATGTATATATAGGGAATCTTTGTTACACGCGCTACTCGACTACCTAAAGGAGGTTTTTTATGTATGAAAGCACTTTTGAGCGAAAGCTCTGTGAGTATATCAAGTCCCTCGGCGGTAAAGCGTACAAGTGGGTGTCCCCGGGAGCTCCGGGGGTGCCTGACCGAATCGCGATATTGCCGGGGGGACGAATAATTTTTATAGAGGTCAAGCGGCCGGGGCTGAGTGACGGTTTGAGTATCAGGCAGAAAAAGGTCATCGCGACATTAGAGGGGCTCGGCTGCACCGTTTGGCGTATCTCCGATATGGAGGATTTGAAAGCGAGGCTAAAAGCCGATGGAATATAAACCTTACTATTATCAGGACTTCGCGGAGAAGTTCATTCTCGATAACCCCGAGGCGGGGCTCTTACTGGATATGGGTATGGGGAAAACGGTAACGAGCTTGAGCGCCGCGGACAAGCTCCTAAATGACTATTTTGCCGTGAGCAAGGTCCTTGTTATCGCGCCGCTGAAACCGGCGAAAGAGACGTGGCCGCCTGAGGTCAAGAAGTGGGACCACCTGAAACACCTGAAGCTCTCGCTGATTCTCGGGTCGAAGGCTGAGCGTATCGCGGCTTGTGAGCAGGAGGCGGATATTTATATCGTCAACCGTGAGAATGTTGTTTGGCTTGTGGACTTTTTCAAAAGCAAGTGGCCTTTCGATATGGTTATTATCGATGAGCTGTCGAGCTTTAAGTCCAGCAAGGCGCAGCGCTTCCGAGCTCTTAAGAAGGTACGAAAGTACATCAAGCGGATTGTCGGCCTTACCGGCACGCCCTCGCCGAATGGACTGCTTGACCTATGGCCGGAGATGTACTTACTCGACGAGGGCAAGGCTCTCGGCAAAACCCTGACGGGCTATCGTGATACTTACTTCGTCCCGGACAAGCGGAACGCCACAACCATTTTCTCATGGAAACCGAAAGACGGCGCGGAGGAGCTTATCTATGAGAAAATCGGCAAGCTCTGTATCAGTATGAACGCGGCGGACTACTTGCAGTTACCGGACAGGCTTTTTCTTCGTCGTGAGTTCGAGCTTACTCCGGAGGCGATGGAGCTTTATAAGACTCTTGAGCGGGACACTCTTCTCCCGTTCGCCGACGGCGACATCGACGCGCCGACCGCGGCGGTCCTGACGAATAAGCTCTTGCAGGCTGCAGGCGGCGCAGCTTATGACGAGAACGGTAACGTCAAAGTCCTGCACGACTGCAAGCTCGAGGCGTTAGACCAGCTTATCGAAGAAGCGAACGGTCAACCCGTTTTGGTGTTCTACGCCTTTCGGCATGAACGCGACAGAATTATGGAGCGGTACCCGGAAGCGGTAGACATTAAAGACGATGGTGCGGTCGTCCGCTGGAACGAGGGCAAGATTCCGATTATGCTTGCCCACCCCGCAAGCGCGGGTCACGGTCTGAACTTGCAAGCGGGAGGTCATATCGCGATATGGTACGGACTTCCTACCAGTCTTGAGCTTTACCAGCAGGCAAACAAGCGGCTGCACCGTCCGGGGCAAAAGAAAACGGTCCTGATTCACCATATCCTGATGAAGGACACCTACGACTACCGTGTCTTAGACGACATACTCGCGCTGAAGGAGGTACGGCAGAACGCTTGCCTCGAGGCTTTGAAAGCCAGAATCAAGGAGGTATCAAAATGACAATACAGGAAGCAAAGGACTTCCTCAACAGAGGATATAGGTCCAGAGAACGAATAAAGGTTAAGGAGGAGCGTATCGATGAGTGGATTCGCAGAGCCGAATCTATCACGGCTGAGATTAAGCCGGTCGCCTCGTTCTCTTCTACCCCGTCGAAGAAGGTCGAGGACGCCGCTTGCGCTATCGTCGATTTGCAGTCGGAAATCAAGGCTGAGATTTACGAGCTTGCGACTATTGAGCTTGAAATCGGCAGAGCCATCAATCAGGCAGTTACCGACCCTACCCTTAACGCCTTGTTAGAGATGAGGTATCTTAAGTACCTCAAGTGGGAGGAAATCGCGGTACGACTCGACATCACTTTCCGCTGGACGATGACTCTCCATAAAAAAGCTCTCACAATTTTTACCGAAAGCGCTTTAATTCACGCTTGACTTGCGTTATAATATATGATGAAAAAGTCGGATGAAGAATCCGGCTTTTTCTGCGTTATCGGACTTCCGGTATCGCGGGCGGAGCACTGCGCGGGCCTCCGGTGCAGTGCTCCGTCTATTATTATGAATGGAGGTTAGTGACAACTAACGAAGGAGGGAGAATGTGGCTAAGCTGACCGACAAGCAACGGAAAAAGATTATAGCTGAATATGTCGAAGGCGGGACGTCACAGAGAAAGCTCGCAGAGAAATACCATGTCTCTCCCTACCTGATTCGCAGTATTTTGAACGGAGATAAGAATCTCGCGCAAAAAATCTCGCATAAAAAAGAGGAGAACACAGCGAGCGTTCTGGCCTTTATGGATTCTAAGAAAAATGACGTCTGCGGACTGATTGACAAGCTGCTTGCGGCAATGGGCGACGAAGACAAGCTCGCCGCTGCGACAGTCAATCAGCTTGCTACCGCTATGGGTATCGTCATTGACAAATATACAGCTAACGAGGCGATTAAGTCGTCTGGCGCGAAGGAGACCAACTTCTTCGAGGCGATTCACGCTGCCGGAAAGGAGGTTGACCTGAGTGCAATACCAGAGCTTCAGTCCTCGGCAGAACGCGACCCTCTTCTGGTGGACGAAACCGGAGCACCAGAATAGAGACGGGCTTATCTGCGACGGGTCAATCCGTTCCGGCAAGACGGTCTCAATGGCTATCGGCTTTATCATGTGGAGCATGGCGAGTTTCGATAAACAGAACTTCGCTATCTGCGGCCGCACGATTGAAGCGCTCCGGCGTAATGTTATCGTACATATTCCCACATGGCTTGAGGGTATGTTCGAGGTTACTGAGCGCCGCAGCGAGAATAAAATGGTCGTCACTATCGGCAATCGCTCTAATACCTACTACCTCTTCGGAGGCCGGGACGAATCCAGCTACACCCTTATTCAGGGCATTACTCTGGCAGGAGTCCTCTTTGACGAGGTCGCGCTTATGCCCCGCTCCTTCGTAGAGCAGGCTATGGCGCGTTGTTCGGTCTCCGGGTCTAAGTTCTGGTTTAACTGCAACCCCGAGTCCCCGGGTCACTGGTTTTATAAAGAGTGGATTCGTAAAGCGGCGGAGCGCAATATGCTCTACCTGCATTTTACGATGGACGACAACCTCAGCCTTGACGAGAAAATCAAAGCCCGATACGAGGGTATGTACTCCGGCGTGTTCTACGACCGGTATATCCGCGGCCTCTGGACCGTCGCAGAGGGCTTGATATATACAATGTTTAATAAAGACTATCATGTAGTCCCTTCCGTACCTCGCGATTACGAGGAATACCTTATCTCTTGCGACTACGGTACCTTAAACCCGACTTCGGCCGGGCTCTGGGGGCTCTGCGAGGGAAAATGGTACCGCGTCCGAGAGTATTACTACGACGGGCGCAAGGAACGGTATCAGCGAACGGACGAGGAGCACTACGCGGCTATTGAAGAGCTTGCGGGAGACCTCTCGATTCGGAAAATCATCGTTGACCCTTCTGCCGCCTCGTTTATCGAGGTCATACGCCGGCATGACCGCTTCATGGTCGAGCAGGCGAGCAATAGAGTCCTTGACGGCATTCGTGACGTCGCTACTCGGCTGAATGCCGGCGACATCTTCTTTTGCGACTGCTGCACGGACTGCATAAGGGAGTTCGGTTTATATCGGTGGGATGAAAAGGCCGCCGAAGACCGACCGCTCAAAACCGACGACCACGCCATGGACGATATGCGCTACTTCGTTCGTGCCGCGTTCCAGCCGTCGAGATTCAGTTTTTAAGGAGGTGCGATAAATGCCCTTATTTAAGAAGCCTATCGAGCAGGAGTTTTTCAATTTGCGCCTCCGCGCTGGCAGGCCTATGACCGAGCTTGAGTTCTACGCGAAAGAGCTTACTGACTGGGAGACCTCGCCCGAGCGTCGCGAGATGATTGACGGCGACCGGTATTATACTGGAGACCATGACATTCTCAAACGCCAGCGCACAGCTATCGGCCCTGACGGTAAGCTGATTGTGATTGAGAATCTCCCGAACAACCGTATTGTGGATAACCAGTATGCGAAACACGTTGACCAGAAGGCAAACTACCTTCTCGGTCAGCCTATTTCCTTTTCCTGTGAGAATGACGACTACGCAGCTGAGGTCAAGAAGGTACTCGGCATGCGGTTTATGCGTACTCTCAAGAGTGCGGGAGTCGAGTGCCTCAACGCAGGTATCTCGTGGCTTTATCCCTACTACAATAAAAACGGTGAACTCGCGTTCCGGGTATTCCCCGGCTACGAGATTATGCCGTTCTGGGCGGACGCAGCTCACACCGAGCTTGACTCCGCTCTTCGCCTTTACCCGGTCGAGGTCTACTACGGTACCGAGAAGAAAATCGTCAAGAAGGTCGACCTCTTCACGCTGGAAGGCGTTACGACCTACATCTTTGAGAACGGCGTACTCACGCCGGACACCGAGAAGCAGGCCTATGTTAAGGTAAAAGACAGCAAGGGCAACGAGCAGCCCCTGAACTGGGAGCGATTCCCCCTTATCCCTATCAAGTATAACCCGAAGGAGGTCCCTCTCATTCGCCGCGGCCGCTCCTTGCAGGACGCCATCAACCTCTTACAATCCGACTTCGTGAACAACATGGAGGAAGACGTCCGCAATACCGTTCTTGTCCTCAAGAACTATGACGGACAGGACCTCGGGGAGTTCCGGCGTAACCTGACAACCTATGGGGCTATCAAGGTCCGCACGGTCGAGGGTACGGACGGCGGCGTGGACAGTCTTGAAATCTCGGTAAACTCCGAGAATTATAAGACCGTCCTCGAGCTTCTGAAAAAGGCGCTCATTGAAAACCTCCGCAGCTATGACGCGAAGGACGACCGCCTTTCCGGTACGCCTAACCAGATGAACATTCAGAGCATGTATTGCGACATCGACCTCGACGCGAACGCGATGGAGACCGAGCTGCAAGCCTCTTTTGAGGAGATTCTCTGGTTTGTCAATACCTACCTCGCCAACACCGGCAAGGGCTCGTATGAGAGCGAAGATATTACGGTTATCTTCAACCGCGATAT